GGCGATAACTCGACTGCCCCTCCTGATCCAAGGATTTATCAGGGACGACGAGGTCCACCCGACCGACCCCGCGTACCCGTTTATGGGCGCGGTGCAGCGGCAGTTGAACGTCGAGCGGCTGCGGTCGTCGGGAGGGCTATACGCCTCGGGGGACAACATTCTGGGCCTCGGTAGGCACATGGACAAGCTGACAATCGGACGCGGAATTGTACGGCCACCGGAGGCGATGGTCAGTTCCAGCGCCTTCTTCTGGCTCAACGTGACCCTGCAATTTGCGGAACGGTACTAATATCCCGTGACGGGGTGCCAATATCACGCTAAACGTGATAAAGACCGGAGCAACCAAGGAGAACTCCAATGACCGAGAAGAATGATAAGAACATCGTACTGGGCCGAGGCAAGCTGTTTTTCGCCAAGCGCGACCCGTTAACCTTCGATCTGGCAGGCGAACGCTACATCGGCAACACCCCCGGCTTCACGATCCAAGCGGAGTCGCAGGACGTCAAGCACTATGACAGCGACAGCAAAATCCGGGTGCAAGACGCGAACGCCACGACCCAAGTGGACTACATGGGCAATATCACGACCGACCAGATCGACGCGGACAATATGTCCATGTTCTTCTTCGGCTCGTCTACGGCCCTCGCTCAAACCGCGTTGACGGGGGAAACCTACGTCAAGGCCGTGAACCAAGGCTATTCGTACCAGATCGGCGTGACCGATACCGAAGTCTCCGGCGTCCGTCTAATCTCCAACGTGGTGGTTACGGACGACGGCGCGGTGACGACCTTCGTTGTGGGCGACGACTATATCGTCGACCTTGCTCTGGGCCGCGTGTTCATCGTCCAAGACGGCGCGATCACCGACGCAGAAGAAATCACCGTCACGTACGACGTCGCCGCGTCTACGCGTACCCGCGTGATCTCTGGGCGCAACCCGCTCACAGGCTTGCTCCGCTACATCTCGGACAACGCAACAGGCTTGCAGCAGGACTACGTCATGCCTAACGCCGTGCTGCGCCCGAACGGCGAGTTCGCACTCAAAGCGGAAAGCGACTGGCAGTCGGTGCAATTCAACGCCGAGTTCTTGCCGTTCCGCACTCTCGAAGCGGTTATCGCCGATACGCGCCCCGCTTAATTAACCCCTGATAGGAGGAGCCACTATGTCTATCTCAGGTTACGAACCACCACGGGAAACCGTAAAACGCCCGGACGGGGTCGAGTTCTCCGTTCGGGCACTTACGCTTGAGGACATCACCATCCTCATGCGTAACCACTACGCCCCCATCGCTTCGCTGTTCGACAAGTACGTCGTCCGTGAGGTCGCTCTCCAAGCAGCAAAAGACGGCGACGCGGGGCCGGGTCTGGACCTCGACATCTCCGAAGACGTCCTCGTGGGCATCTTGGAGCAGGCACCGCAGTTGATCGCCGAGGTGATCGCCCGCGCTGCCGAGGAGCCGGACCAAGCCCACCTTGTCAAATTGTTCTCGGTAGGCACCCAACTCGAAGCGGTCGTCAAGATCGTGACGTTGACGTTGGAGGCAGAAGGCGGCGGAAAAAAGCTGATCGGGAGCGTGATGATGCTCGTCAAGGGGCTGACGTCAGCGTCTCCCGAGGACCAGCAGACGTAGACGAATGGGTCGAGGGATTGAGGGAGCAAGCGTCGCTCCTGATCTCCCACGGCCACACAGAGGCGAGGCGGTATCCTTTGCCGCTCCTTCACGCCGAAACCCGGATCGCGCGGAAGCGAGACAACCGGGGGATGGCGACAGAAGCCTCACTCACCCAGCTTGCGGTGATGTCGGTTTTGTCGAAGGAGGCGGGCAAGGACCTCGGCAAACGCTTGAAGGATTTGCAGAAGGACTAGCCCATGGCACGTCGCGACGTTCAACTAATCATCTCGGCGAAGAACGACGCGGAGAAGGTCTTACGGTCTGTCAACGGGGCCCTCGAAGACTTCGCCAAACGGCAAGTCGAGGCCGCAAACTCCTCGGGCAACCTCAATTCCAACATGAAGGTGCAGGGGACGCTTGCTAAGTCCTCTGCCCGCAATATCGAGCAAGCCTATTCCAAGATCACCGAGGCCGTGAAGAAGGCCGACGGCGCGATGGAGTCGGGCAAATCCGCCCTGACCGAACGCCGCGCCGCCTACACCGCCCTCGCGGCGCAGAGCGCCAACGCGGCTACCGCCATCAAGCGTTTCGATGGCGCGATGGGCCCGAAGACCCAAGCGCAAACCCAGCGTCTCCTTGAGATGAAAAACGCCTACGTGGTTCTCCAAAAGGAGACCCAGACGGCAAGCCGGGCGATGGACCAAGCCGAGAAGAACTTCCAAAGCAGCAGCGAGGAATTAGGCCGCGTAGAACGGCAAGCCCTCGCCGCCGGAGCCGCAATGCGGGAACTGGCAGCGCAGACGGCACGTCAACAGGCGGTCGCGCGGCAGCAGGCAGGCACCGCCGCAGGACAGCGCGGCAAGGGGATGATCGACGACGCGGCAATCGGGCAGCAGAAGCGCCTCGCCGACGCGTTCCGGGGCACAGACACAGCGGGTAACAAGGTCCACCTCACCGTGGACCAAGTCGTTCGCAGTATCGCGGGCATCGGCCCAGCGTCGGCCCGCGCGTCCGCAGGGCTCCGCAGCACAACGAGCGCCACGCGCGGCCTGCGGACTGCGATGAAAGAGTTCTACGGCGACTCCCGCCGGGCGCTCTCCCTCATGCAGCGTATCCGCGGCGAAGCCCTCGCGATGGCGGCGGCGTTTGTCGGGTTCTACGCGATTTTCAACGAGGGTAAAAACGTCTTCGAGGCGTTCCGAACGATCGAAGGGGCCCAGAACAGACTCGGCGCGGCCTTCAAGCAGAACGCGGGACTCGTCGGTCGTGAGATGGCGTACCTCCGGTCAGAGGCCCAGCGTCTCGGGATCGACTTCGCGACCCTGTCCGACAGCTATTCCAAATTCGTGATCTCGGCACGCGCCGCGAACTTCACGACCAACGAAACGCGCGAAGTCTTCCGATCCGTGGCCGAAGCTGGCCGGGTCATGAACCTGTCTAACGATCAGGTGTCCGGCGTCCTCACGGCGCTGACCCAGATCGCGGGCAAGGGCACCCTACAAATGGAGGAACTTCGCCAACAACTCGGCGACCGTCTGCCGGGTGCCGTGGCTATTATGGCCCGCGCTTTGGGCTACGGCTCGGACGAACTCTCGAAGTTCTACAAGGACGTCGAGAACGGAAACATCGACGCGAAAACCGCCCTCACGGCGTTCGGCGCGGAACTGGACAAGACCTTCGGCGGGCAGCTTTCGCAGGCGCTCACGCAGGTCACGGCGGACATGGGCCGTTTCCAAGACAACCTGTTCAAAGCCCGTAACCAAGTTGCCGTCGGCGGCTTCATGGACGGACTCCAAACGGCGCTCCAAGAACTTAACGTCTGGTTCAACTCCGACGACGGGGAGGCGTTCTTTCTCGCCCTCGGCGCGGCGGCGGGCAAGTTCATGGAGATCGTCCCGTTAGTGGTCCAAAATCTCGGTAAGATAGGCACGCTGATACAGGTCTTGGTCGCGCTCAAAGTTGGCCGCTTCATGACCTCGCTTGCAGGCTCGATGGGCCTGTTGTCGATGGGCACGTTCAAGGCCCGCCGGGCGACAATGGAGTTGGCCCTTAGTATGGGCGGTCTGTCTAAAGGCGCGAAGACGGCGGGCATCTCGACCAACTTCCTCGGGTTAAGCCTGCGCAGGGTCGCCGGGATCATGACCATGGTTAAGTCGGTCGGTCGGTCGATGTGGCTGGCAGTCGGCGGGCCCATTGGCGCGATGACACTGGCGATCACGGCCCTGTCCCTCAAAGCGTTCGGCGGCATGGCGACCGAAGTAGAGGGCGTCAACGAAATCCTCTACAAGCACGAAGAGGCCATCGGCAAAATCCAAGCTGTGTATGCCGACGTATCCGGCGACATGGAGGACTTCACCGCCGCGATAAAGGAGATGTCGTCCGCCGAGATCATCAATAACATCGCGGCGCTGACCGAGGCCCTTGAAGAACAACGCAAAGGCATCGGCGCGTCCGCGACTATGGTGGGCAGCTTCGCGGACAAGTGGGTCGAACTGCTAGATCAGGCAAGCAACGCCGCCGAGATGGACTTGGTCTCCGGCCTGCGCGACTCGATCTCCGGGTTCCGCGAGGGCACCGGGTCCATCGGAGAGATGCAAGAGGCGCTCGACGACCTCCTCGAAGCGGGCTTCGTGCCCGGCGGCGGGTTCCTCGGCGAGTTGACCAAAGTGATTGCGGACGCCGAAGACACCGAGGAGGCGCTGGCGGCAGCAGAAGCCGGGCTCCGGGTTATGCTGGAAACCGCGACCGAAGCTGACCGCGAACTCCTCGGCCTGTCAGACTCCATCGACGCGTCGGCAGAGTCCGCCTACGACGGGGCAGAAGCAGCCGCCGCCTACTCGGACAGCCTGCGCGAACTGCAAAAGATGATCCCCGGATTGCGGGACCAGATCAGTGAACTCGAAGAAATCGAAGCCATTGACAAGCTGACCGACGACACTATCGCGCTGGCCCTCGAAACGGGCAACGTGAAAGAGCAGTGGGACGCGGTCATGGAAGCGATCAAGGGGGCCGACGGAGAGGCCCTCGCAAGCAACCTTTGGGGACTTCTGTCTGACCTCGGCACGACCGCCGGGCAGATCGTCGAAGCGTTCGGCG